TGATAATTAATACCAATCCTATAAAGATCTGGATTTTCTCCAGTTACCAAATAAGATGGTTGGTTTAACGTTACTTGATAATCAGACACTATGTTACTCCTGGAGTTACAGTAGCAATTCCTTCCACCACTCTTGTCTTAAGTGCAGATGGTGAAGTAAGCACAATATCATAAACATAACGTTTAGGATCTAATGTTGCAGTCGTTGCTGCAGACATTGATAAGGAAATTATACCTTTAACTCTATCAACAAATGCAACATTTAATGCTACAGAATTGCTGGTATAATAACTTTTTTTCATTTTTGCTTCTGCTGAATACCCTGTTAAATTCAGATACGAACCATCAAAATTTTTAATAGTAAACTTTGCAGAGAAATCTGTATTTTTCTCAATGACAATATTGATGGTTATAGCAGACATTTATAAAAAAAAACCTTCCTATTATTTATAAGGAAGGTCGGATTATTATTCTTCAGTTTCTTGTTCTGGTTCTGTCACTGTCTCTGGCGGTTCTAAAATATTCAGAGCTTCAAGAGCACCTTTAAGTTTAAGTGCCATTTCTTTTTTTGCTACCAATTGACTTTCAAGGTTGCCGATTTCGTCAACCACTGCATTAAATTGATTAGTAAAATTTTCTTTAAGTTCTTGTGCGTTCATAATTCTCCTCAAATAGATTGTAAATAAGTGGTCATTTTTTTAGCAATGTTATCCCATTGATATTCTGGTCTTTGTGTCATAGCAGAACACGCTTTTGCTTGTTTTGTATAATACTTTTTATCAGAATATAATTTATTTAATTTTTCCGCAATACTATCAACAGAAACATATGCTCTATCAATACCATAATTAATATCTTTACCCATAAAACAGATATCAGCCAACTCTCCACAATTCTCAAAAAGTTCAGCACTTGCTGCATAATTAGGAAGAACTTGGGGAGTGCCAGTTGCTGCCATTTCAAAGGGAACAAGTCCCCAACCTTCACCTTCAGAAGTATTAATTCCTACATCGCAAGAATTGTAAATAATATTTAAAACTTCTGGAGTAATTTTATTTTTTTCTGGGGTAAGGTCACTTCCAGAAAGATATAATCTTCCTTCTGAATCAAGTCCATTTTTTGCCATTTCTGCAGAAAAAAGTGGAACAATGTCCCAACCACAATCTTTGATACCCATATGGAGATAAAGTTTTGTGTTTGGTTTGCCTACAGCAAATTTAGCAAATGCCATAATAGTAAGATCAATTCTCTTACGAGGTTGATTTCTATTGCCATTAAAGACAATAAAATCATCCTTCTTCATTTGACCAATAATATCTCTACATTCTTGCTTATTTTTCCTGAAGAAAATATCACTATCAATACCGTGTTCCAGAGTTTCAATTCTGCCAGTATAACCAGCTTCTTTGATTACATTAGCAGCAAAATTAGTATATGTAATTGACAGATCAATATCATTTAAAAATTTTACTACTTCAGGAAACCATCCTCCCCCATCTACAGGGAAATAAGTAACAAACTTAAATCCATCTTCTTCTTTATATTTTTTTAAAACTTCCCAGTAATATTTAATAATCCAGACATCATTGAAAGCAACAATAATATCTGGTTTTATTGCATTATAAAGTTCTTCGATATATTTAAATCCATATGGATCTACCTGCTGACCACCTTTTGTTGATGCTGAAAAGATATTAAATGGGAAATCATGCTTTTGACCAAAATAATTGATACCCATAACATTAACATCAAATTCTTTATCAATTCTTGTGAGAATAGATTCGGAGACCCTACCAAATCCACTTGGGATTACGCAATCTCCAATCCATAATATTTTCTTTTTATTCATAAGACCAATAAGGGTTCATACACATCATACTATAATTTATAAGGGTTGTCAAGGACGAATTATGAGATGCTGCCGCCAATCACACCATTTGCATTAAATACGGTAACAACTGCAGTACCATTGGTTACTGCCAATGTCACTGAAGTTACACTAGCACCACCAGCATCCCCTTTAGATAAGTTTACTGCTGCAAATCCTGTAGTTGTTGTACTTGATGTAATGTTGATTAGTTTTGTAGCAGCATTAGTATTTCTCAAGTAAAGTTGAATAACTCTACCAGCAGTAAGATTACTGATATTAATTGTTCTTGCAGTACCACTAGAACTTTGAACATATGCATAATATGAAGTGGTTGATGAATCTACTGTAGCATCTGCATCAGTAGTAGAACTTGAATTACCGTAAGTTTTATTAGTTAATGTTTGAGATCCATCAATTGTTACAATATCACCAGATGTTGTACTAAAACCTTTTCCTAAAACTTGAGTACTAGAAAGAACAGTAGTGCCATTAATCTGATATGTTTTAGCACTAGCAATATTTAAGTTCTCAGTTGATGACCAACGAGTTCCAGTATTTGAATAGGAGAATCCAATTCCAGTAGTTCCTAATGTAATTCCAGCGCCATCTACTGCTGCTGATGTTGAAGCACCATCGGCAAGAATAATATTAATATCATCAATACTTAATATTGTAGAATTAATTGTGGTAGTTGTTCCATTGACAATTAGATTACCGTTGACTGTAACTCCAGAAGCAGTTATATCACCAGTAAATGATGCTGTAGCACCACTTATATTATTTAAAAAACTTGCAGCCTTATAAACAATAATTTTTTCAAGACCATCAGTAGTCTGAAAATCCAAGTAACTATTAGCACCTTCTTTGATACTTAATGCTGGATTTAAATTATCTTTAACTGATACTGTAACTCCTTGATTTGTCAAATCAATTGTCGAACCTTTTACTTGAAAGGAATTATTAATTATTGTAGTCCCAGTTCCAATAGCAGAACCAATATTAACTCCACTATTATTAATTAAAAGATTAAAATTATTAGTAGAAGAAAGAAGTTCACCACCATTTACATTAACTGTGCCATCAAAATAAGATGCTAGATTTCTTACTCTGAATGTTCCACTAACAGTAGCAGAACCCATAGTAATGTCAGTTGCTGCACCAAAAGCATTTACAGTAGTTGCTACTGTGTTATAAAGATTTTGTGTTGTTTGACTACCAACAACCGTTGGAGTTCTTATGGTACAAGTTCCTGTAGTTGCACCAATATTTAAACTAGTAGCAGCACCAAAGGCATTAATAGTTGTTGCATTATAATTAAAAACATATCCTGTTGCTGCTGTAGTATCAATTGTGCCGCCATTTACATTCGTATTTCCAGAAATAGTAGCATTTCCAGAAACTTGTAGAGTATTCAGATATGAAGTTGTATCGACATATAAATTTCTCCATCTTTGACCAGTACTACCCAGATCAAAAGTATTAGCTTGATTGGGAATTACGTGCGAGTTTAAATCTGCATTGAAAACAATATTATCAGTATTTAAATCACCAAATGTTAATGTGCCATTAGTACCATCACCAGCTTTAAAAGTAATATTTCCGTCAGCAGTAATATCACCACCAACATATAAATTTTTACTAACTCCTAATGTAGTGGCATCAGATCTATAAATTCCCAAATCAGTTGCACTATCAAAAGATAAAGATGGAAGAGATTTAGTTCCATTTTCAAGTTGAACAGTTTGACCTGAAAGAGTAACTAAACCAGCAACTACTTGATTAATGGAAGTTGTTACAATTTTTGATGGAGTAATTAAATTTACACAATCTCCAATATCAGTACCAATTAAGTTAATTAATTGACGTTGTTGTTCAAAAGTATTGCTTAATAAAACTTCTCTAATTGCCATTGGTAATTTTTTTTAGTAATTGCTTGATTTCATCAAGTTCCTGCTTCAAAGTATTTATCTCGGTTACCATATTATCTCTATTTGCTTTTGCTTTCATATAACGATCATATTCATCCTGATTAGAGTTAATTACAGCACCACTATTAACATCACGATAAAGATTGCTGTGACCCTCTACTTTTAATTTATCCATTACGAATGAGCAATCACTCTTACGTCTTCAAGACGTGGTGCAAGTGCTGGATTAGTTCCAGCAAATACAATTTTAATAGCAAATGCTTTAAATGGTTTCAAATTAGTTGCCGTATAAGCGTATTCAATGTAAGAATCAAGATCTTCTGATGATGGTGATAATGCTTTTAAATTGCTTGGAATTATGTTGCCAATATTATCAGAGTATCCAGTTCCATTAAAATACTCCCAACTGATAGTATTCATATCAGTGGTACTTCCATCTGGTTTAATTTTATAAAGAATTTTGATATCTGTATTATTAAAGAGATTTGCAGTGATCTTACAATCAAGTGATGTTCCTGGCGTATCAAGAACAACCTCTTTAGTCACATATTTTGAAGCAGCAGAACTTCCGTATGGATTTGTGTCAGGAACAAAAAGGAACCCTGTAGTATTAGATACAGCAGAGACAGTTCTTCCTGTGACTGGAGAAGTTCCAGCATCATTATCATTCACAATATCATTAACTTCAAATGCATTTGATGAAGTTAATTTAATTTTCAATGATCCAGTTCCAGAATCCCATCCAATAATTACACCGCTCTTAACTACTAAAGAAGTGGGAGTTGTAGTTACAGATCCTTGTGTAATAGTAGATCCAGTAATAAAATCTCCAACTACATCAATTAATTTTAATTTTTTATTTGTTAAATCTACACTAACAATTTGTCCAGATGCACCAGTTGAAGATTGAGTAACTCTTGTGTTACTATCAATTGTATTTACAAAGTTACCACCACTTGATGATGAATAACTGATAATAACTGATTTAACAGTTTTTGTTGTATTTGTAATTGTGTATGCAGAAGAAGTTGGAAGTGTCAATGTCTGTGAAGGTGTTCCATACCTACCTTCATTTCCAGTAGGATTATCTACTCTAGAACCAACTGTAATGATATTAGTTCTATTTGCATCAATTATTGGAGAAATATTATCTACATCAGATTGCATAGTGAGAGTATATAAAATTGATCTCTTACCAGAACTTGATGTAAGACCTCTATAAACTTCATTATTTTTAGAAGCAATTACTCTACTATCTTCAAAGTAATAGTTGTCACCTGGAGAAATTTCTTCAGAAGTTGCAAGCGAATATTCATTAGAAGTAGAAGAATCAATTGCTTTACCATAAATTGTTTTGATGTTATGAGAAATTGAACTTGATGGGAAAGAAAGAGTTTCAATTTGAGATTGAATAATTTGATAAAGTTTATTAGTGGTAGCACGAACATAGTCACCACCACCAGAACCAGAACCAGTTACTGATACATTTGCAGCATTCCAAAGTGTGGAATCAATAAAAATACAATATTCATCTAAACCTACATTACTAATTGAATGTATTCCATTTAATAAATTTATTGGAACTCCATAGATAGCTGATGGAGACCCAATGCCAGTAACATCAGCAAGTATTACAGTATCTCCAACTTTCATACCGTGATTTGGATGATTTATCCTAACAACTCTTTGATTAGATCCAAATAAAGTTGAAATTCCTAGAGTACTATCAATTGAAATTGGGTTATTTGGAAGATTGACATATTCCACTTGATCATTAACTAACTCTACAGTAGCAGTTGATGTAGTATTAAATACACATCTATTAACTGCAAATTTTAAATCTTCTAAAGAATCTTCAATCCAAGAAGAAGAATTTTGTGCTTTATAAATTGATCCTATTCCTGGTTGATTTGATGCAATGATGATACTATTTAATAATGGACTTCCAACTTTAGAACTATAAAGTTTATAGTCAGGAGAAGAACTTGATACAATCAATGCATAAGTTTTATCACTTTCAAGATATACGGGAGATGGGAATTTGAAGGTTGTTTTTATAGTAGCATCTGATGAAGTAGAAATACCCATCTTTACTGCAGGATTTGTAATCCTAATTACAGATTCAGCAGTAGCAAGAGAATCTCCTCCAATAATACTTACTGTTGGAGCAGTATAGTACCCAGAACCATTGTTAGTTACTGTAATATCATAAATTTTACCACTATAAATTTTTGCTGACGCTGTAGCAACACTACCAAAAGATCCACCATTATCACCATTAATAGTGATGGTAGTTGAACCAGAAGAATATCCAGAACCAAAATTAGTAACTCTAACATTTTCTACAATGCCACAATCTTGATCAATATAGAATTTAGTTGTTGTTATTGCGGGGGAGCGATTAATTACAATTTCTTCACCCGCAATAAAGCTTGTTCCATCGTAGTTAGAAAGAATTAAATTATATCTAGTATTTGCTGAGGATACTGTCAAATTTGTTTTTATGGTTCCAGTAGCACCAGAAGTTTTTCCAGTAATTGTTTCTCCACTATTAAATGTGATAGAAGTAGCAATATCATTTCCGACTTTAATACGAAGAATTGTATCTGGATTTAAAGATGTTTGACTGAATGGAATAATAGTTCTTGTTGGCACTCCACCAGAAGTTTCTGTAAGATAAACTGATACTGGTCTATCTGTGTCAGCACCAGAAGAATTTGTTTTAGAACTAAAATAAAGATCAATGCTGGATGCAAATAATCCTTCTTGATATCCACTAATCGTAAATGTTTGTGCAAGTGGATCTAATAATCCATCTTGATTAATATTTACTCTAACACCGCCAATCGTTTGAACAGTGTCAGTTGTGGATGCTGACCTTCTACTGATATTAGAAGATCTTGTAGATTGATTAGTATTTGGGGCACCAGAAATTATATATTCAGTTTCGGCAAATGTTTTTACTTGCGAATTAGAAGAAGTATTTGTACTGCTTGATGTTAATCTGAAAGTTTTTATTCCAGCAGTAAAGTTTCTTTGTGTACTAGAAATATTATAAAATGTTGATGCAGAAATTTCTCTATCATATAATTTCTTACCTGCTGTTGGAGAATATCCTGCTGGAACTAAGAAAATACCACTAACATTTCCATTAGTATCAGTAATAATTGATGTACCAAATCCTTTCTCTGCATACCCAGCAATTCCAGTAAATGGAGTTGTGATTCCAATTACATCATCTGGATTTACCCAAGAAGAAACTTCAATGCCATCAAAGAATGCATATAAACGAGTTAGTGGTTCTAAACCTCTTGCTATAAATTTAACAACATTTGTTCTGGCATATGGAGTATATGCATTAGATACTACTCTTTGATTTACCGAAGAATTTGAAGAACCATATGGTGTCAATCTATTTTGTGTACCATTTCTGGTTCTTGTTCTTGTCTTACCTTGAATTACAGATGTAACTGTAGAATTAAACTGAGTGGTTCCAGCAGAATTATTTAAAGCATAATTTGGAGTTCCTGTCCAGAGAATTTGCCATTCATTCCAAATGCTACCCCAAAGATTAGCATTATTATTTTTAATGGTATCAAATATAGAATTTTCATTTACAATCAATTCTGGGGATTTATATGTATCTTTCCATTCATCAATAGAAGGATCTAAGGTTAATATACCAGAGAACTTAGAAGATTTTCCTGGATTAATATCAATAGTTTTTGTTGCATATGGATTGCTTACAGTGAGTTGTTCTGAGAATGGCAGGGTAAACAATTCTCCTGTTTTTTGATATCCATTAGCTGTTCTTTGAGAATCATTTAAATTTTTCTCAATTAATTTAGTTTGAGATGCATAATAATTTGGTCTTACAACTCCAGTTTGAGTATCAATAGCACAAGAATAATCAAGTGAATTTGTATTTCCTACATTATGCCCTTCAAAATTATCTACTAAAACACCATTTTTAAATCTTTCATTTCCAAAAGAATCTCTAACTTGAGTATTGAAAGTATCTTGCTCAAGCAAACTCAATACAGTATAATACTCTAATTTTTCAATTCTCTTTTCAAGTTTTCCGATGTCTCTCATCGTATAACGTTTGTTATCAATGCTCTTAATTTGAATATCTTTTAAACTAGAAGTATATGCTGGAATATTAAAATAATACAGTAAAATACCGTCGGAAAGTTCTGATGGTGTCTGTGGATTTAAAGATGGAGTTCCTTTAGAAACTTTAAATGTACCATCTTTAGTAATATAAAGAGCATCAATTCTATTCAAATAATATTGATATCCAGTATAGTAAGAAGTTCCATACAAAGGTAATGTAGAAACAGCAGAACCAGTTCCAGTAAATTTTAATGCGTTAATTGTGGTAAATTGATTATAACCAGGAACAACTGTTTCAGTATCAAGACCCGTATAATCAGAAACTCTTGGTCTGAAATCAACTACATCACGCAATGAAATAGTTCCATATACGCTTGAATTAAAATCAGGAATATCTTTATATTTAAAATTATCAGTAAATGTATAAGAATCGACAGTAAAGTAATCTCCAGTTCCACTAGATCCAATATGTTTGAAGTAATCAAATACTACAAGCATTTTATTTGTAGGAACAATTGCTCCTGGCTTTCTAATTAATCTTGCAAGATCATAATGAGTATCTCTTTGACCACCATCAAAAATAAATCTATCTGCAATATTTACATCATTTGCAGTTGCATCAGCGCCAGATGCTGACATATAAACACCTTTAAGTTTATAGCCATCAGCATAGTTAATTGGAATTGTGGAATATGAAAATCCACTTGCAATTTGATATTCTTGATTTTCAATCAAGGTTTTTGTTTTTGGTGCTGTATCTGCTTTTACGACAGGAGCAATAATTTTATATGCAAGAGCTGCAAAAGATACTCCTAAATTAATAGTAGCAGATTGGGCATTATTACCAAGAGTTACTGCTCCACTAAGATCTAAAAGATTACCATTTTGAGGATTTGCGAAAATCCAATTATTTGAAGAGTATGATAAAAATGTTTCATTAGTTCCTACTGAAATAGTGACTGTACCAGATCCATCAAGATTTCCTAAAAATTCTCTCTGAACAGTATAACTAATATTAGTATTATTAGGATCAAGAATTGTAGTTTTTACATTCTTATTTGGAAGTGGAAGAAGAAGAGTATTTCCTGAAATACCATTGAGTTTAGATCTCAAACGTTCAACAGTTTTAGCAGTAAAATTACTTAACACTAAACCATAGACATAAATTCTTGCTGTAGAAGAAGTTCCAGATTTTGTTGCAAATTTAACCAGATATTTTCTTATTGTACCAGAATCATCAGTAACTTTGATGACATCACCATTCACAAGATCTAAATCTGGTCTTGAATTTAAGTTATCTGAAGTGATAAAATACGAATTTTCTGTAGCACTAAACGTTGCTCCACCAGCAACATTATAAGTATCTTGACGAGATGTAACATCACCAGTAAATGGATTTCCAGTAGTAGAATTAAAGAAACTCTTGATTGAAGAAGAATCGTAATTGATTACATTACTCTTATTCAAAACTGCAATATAACTTGCTCCAGTGCCACCAGTAACAGAAATAGTAGGTGACGTATCAAATTTACCGAGACTTAAACGAGCAGCTGCAGTAATTCTAATAGATCTTAACTCTGTACTTGTTAATGTAATATTTGAAAATCCAATTACTGAAGTCTTGTCAGTTCCATTGACATTAATTGTTACACCACTAACTGATGTATATCCACTTCCAAATGTTACTGGTTTTAAATACGCAATAGATCCATCATCTTCAATAAAATTATATGGAGTAGATGTTCCATCAAGTTCAGAAAGAACTGTTTCTCCTGACTGGAAAATACCAGAAACTTTTGATAAAATTACTTCATTAGTTTCAGGAAGAAGTAATTCTACAATTGCAGTTGCTCCACTGGTCTGACCTGTAATAATTTTTCCTTTTGTAAAATTAATAGCATTTTTGCAAAGAATTTTACTAAAATATTCTGTTCCAAATAATCCTAACTTATATTGAGATGAACTCTTATCATATATTTTTGAAGTTGAATTTCCAGAAAGAAACTGTAAATATTTTGTTTTTGATAATCCAACATATGGTGTGCTTAATCTTTCAACAGTACAAATATATCCAGTAATTCCACCCATACTAAGAGCCGATGGTGCAATTGCTATAGTTCCGCCATTAATATATTCAAATGTTGTTGAGTTAGTAACTACAACAAATGCTCTATTTGAAGATGAATTTAATTTATAATATCGTACATAACCATTGATAGAACCTCCACTTCCAGTATGAGTATATGGAGTTCCAGATGATACAAGAGTAGTTGCAGAAAGAGTTTTGAGAGTTAGAACGAAAAATCTTTCATCTTCTGGTGCAGTACTATCAAGATTTGCTGTTGTTTCTCCATAAAGAGCATCTACATAAGTATCGTATAATTTAACTTCTTGATATGGATTTGTAGAAACTAAACCAGTTCCTGTAATATTTTGTGATTTTCCTTCAATATCAGGAAAGGAATAAAGATTATTTACAGTAAAATTAGAACCTTCTAATGGGGAGACAAAAGTATCTGATTGTGTTGCATAATCTCTTGCTTTGTCAATATCAACATATCTTACTGAGGTAGTTTCAATTTCAAAACCACGAACATACGCTTTACCAGCATCAACTGCAGCAATAAATTTATTATCACTACCACCTTGACTAGAAGTATATACTCCATTATTTGAACCAAAATTTAAATGCTCTCTCAACCCTAATCCAAAATCTCTTACTACATAATCTCCAGATTCATCAAATGTTCTTCTCGCAAGAAGATCTTGAATAATATTATTGGTTTGTACAGTTTCCACTGTACTTGAAAGATTTCCTGATTGAATTAAAAGTAGTTGTACAAAATCTTTTTGATCAGGAGCATCTAAATCTCTTTTACTTAAAGAAACTTCAAATGAAAGTCTATGAGCACCAGGAGCAGCAAAATTTGAATATCCTTGTGCATTATCAAGTAGAGAAAAATCTTCCTCAGGAGTAACGAGTTTTTCGGATAATAAAAATCCAACTTTATAAGATGGTGTATTACTATATTTTTCTAAAATAATTGTTTGAGTATCATTTCTTACCAAAGTACCATTAATAAAATAGATACCTTCTTTAACTGTAACTGCAGAACCAAATCCCAAAGCAGGACTTTCTGTAGGTTTTACATTTCCACTAGCACCAACAATTGCTGTAGGATTTCCAGAAGAATTTGAAGTAATTATTTCTCCTTCAGTAAATGTTGCTTGAGTATTTGAGGTTCCACTATTTTCATATTTTACAAATAATGTAGCAGCATTTGTTTCAGTTGCGATAGTAGCATTTACTACTTTAGCAACAACTCCACTAGTGTTGCCAGTCATTTTCACGCCAATATAATCAGTAATTGCAATATTATTAGTAAATGAACTTACTTTAACATAATTATATTGTTTATCAAAAATAATTTCGCCAGGTACTACAATTGATCCTTGCTTAAAGTTTGCCTTTGCAAGATTTTCAATTTGATTTTGAAGAATTGATTGCAAAGTAGTAAGTTCTCTACTTTGGATTGAATATCCAGGTCTGAAGAGAACTCTATAAAAATTATTTAATGGATCAAAATCATCAAAATATGGAGATTTGTTGAGATTAGTACTCTGGGGCATATTATTTAACTGGTATTTGAAATTTGATCTATGTTATATATTAGAATTCTACAACTAGCTTGACATCTTCAATCTGATCAACTGAACGAGAAACAGTTCTTCTATTTTCAACATAAATGATGTCACCAGTATATTTTTCAATTTCTGGTCTTGAATATCCATTAGCAAAAGTCAAATTAGATGCTGTTAAACTATAAGCAGTATCTGGAGTTTCTACGGCACTTGAAGTAGCACCAGTAATAGCATTTGATCCAGAAAATAATCCTAAAGAACCACCTTGATTTCCCGTAGTAGAACCTTCATATTTTGTTTGATATAATTTAAGAATTTTTGTTGCACTATCCCACGAAACTACTCTTCCCTTTGCTCCAGTTACTGCTTGGGTCACAAGTTCATCAACAGCAAAAGTTGCTCCTGTAGAAGTTGGAAATTTAATGGCAGTAAGAGCATTATATGTTGATGCTGTAGCAGCAACTCCTGTAGAATCTTTGGGATCACGAAGAACACCAATTCTTCTGAAATCATTATCTACTGGAAACTCAAGGGTTTCATCATATTGCAATCTGGAGTTAACCATAACTCTTTTTGCACCAAGTTCTTTATAAACATTATACCCATGACCACCAGTAGGTGGGAGAATAACTTCAAGAGATGCTCCAGATCCAGCACCAATACCAGAAATTTCAGTGGAATTTACATTAATAACTCCATAACTATAATATTGACCAGCAGATGTAATTGTTACAGAAGTTACAGTACCACCACTAACAACGATTGTAGCAAGTGCTTGAAGACCACCTGTTTTTCTTGTATAATCGCCTCTGATAGGTACACTAGTATAAGTACCGTCAGTATATCCAGAACCACCGTTCTTAATCACTACAGTGTCAATAGAACCGTCTACAGCGGCGTTCTTGACATCAGTACCATTAGTTGGGTCGCCAGCAGAACCAACCCCCCAATCGGCAGGGAGAGGCATATAAGATGTGGTGAGGAATTTTACAACATCATCAGTTCCAATGCTATACATAAACTTCCACTTATACCCCTCAGAAGTAGTAAATACTGAATTAGAAGTTCCAGTAGGAGCTACAGTAGATGTAATACCGTTAGGATTTGCTACTGAAGAACCATTGTAAATGCATTTATAAACTTTATAATTATTGATGACATAAAATTTAGCGTTATAAAGATTAGAAGCATTTTCTGCAGCAGAGTTTGCTTTATAATCGGCACTATAATTTAAACGATACATTGAATAGATTTGTCCAGATGTCCAGTTGTATCTGCTAGTAACTAATCTTACATCTGTTGATTGAATTCTTTTCAAGGAAATCATATCATCAAAAATTTCCTTTTCGTACTTGAAGCTATCAATTGGGCTAGGTGGATTATTTTCGTTTGGAGATGCGAGATATGAATTACTATGCTGACTACCTGCTGGTTGCCCAACATATGAAGTTACGCCACTAACAGCAGCAGTATCCCAAGATTGAGGTCTACCTAGGAAAAAATACATATTAGTAGGCACAGCTTCGCCAAATGCTTCTTGAAACTGTTGTGCATTATGAATTCTAAACTGTTCAGAAATAAGTGCAGGCATTTTTACTAAATCTATGGGAAATTTCTTGTGTTATTTATATTTATCATCCTATCCAAGAGAGATTAAAATAATCTCCTTGATTGTGTGAAACTGCGCTCGTGGAATTAATTCCACGATTACAATTTAATAATGTTACTCCAGAAATAGAAGTATATGAAATAGTTTCATTTCCAAACTCAATATATCCAGGTGAGGGGAATTTAGCCAGTGAAGTTACTCCACTAGCAACAATTGTTGTTCCTGAAGAAGTAATTCCACTTGCTAATGTTGCACCAAATGTTGCATAAGCATCTTGACCAATATTCATAATATTCGTTTCATTAGAACCTGTAGTTCTTCCTGGTCTTATGTTAAAATCATTAATTGTCAGATTTGGGAAATATCTGGAGAATAATTCAATACTCATACCTTGATAAAGGTATGGTGCTTTCTGACTATTCAAATCAGCATAAGGTTCAAATGGTTGATATGTAAATTTATTACTCTCAAGATTTGCGAGAACATAAGAAAGTCCTGGCTGTGAGGGATCTTGATTAGATACACTTTCAATTTGAATTTGATTTTCAAATGAGGTTGTAATTTGAGTACTAATATAAGGAAGATCATATTGTTCATAACGATCTTGAAGTATATTCAACCCCAAAGAAACTGCAGCAGCATTACCATCATTCAATCTACTATCCACAATTATTTCTTTAGAAATTTTTACTGGATATTTTTGTTTTATAATTTTATATTTTTTTAAGAAAAGAACATCTGGTTGTGATGTGTATCCAGATCCAGGATTTGTAACAACAACATTTCGTACTTGTTTGTTTTCAATTACAGCATATGCTGCAGCACCAGTTCCTGGATTATTACAAGCAGTTTTAAAAATAACAATAGGAGGTATGTTATAATCCATACCAAAATTTACAACATTAACTCTTGAAACTCCATAGTCATAAAATGCTGGAATTGCTGTTGTTCCAGAAATAGAAACTGTTCCACTTAAAGTCACTGTATTTGCATTTGTTATCGGAACACCAGAAGACATTACTGCTATTCCAACAGCATTTTTACCAAATATAAATGAATTATCTGTGTAAACTGAAGCATTGTATTCATAATTATCAGAATATTTAATTATAGAAGTATCAAAAGAAATTAATTCTTTTGGAGTTTCACCATCAATTTCAATTAAATCACCAGGAGTAATTAAATCTTCATATTCTGAATATTTGGCATAAGTTTCACATTCATTATTTGTCGATTTACCTAAATTAACAATTTTTTCAAATGGTCTACCATTCCAAATGGCAATAGTTTTTTCAAAAGTTTTGCCATAAAAATAAAGAATTTGACATTTTTTACTAGAAGTTGGTGGTTCTGTAAAAATTAATAAATTATCATTAATTGTATAAGATATTCTATTGTTTTGAGGAACACCATCTAAAAGTACTAAAATTTGATCAATATCTGGTGATTTAATATTTTCTTCTAGATATTTTAAATCAAAGATTTTATCACTAGCATTAAATTTTGATGAAATATCATTCAAAATTTTATATTTACTAAACGTGTATCCAAAGAATTGTCTTTCCTTTTCATATGCTGAATTGAAAACAATTTGATTTGGATTTGTTGTTCTATTAATAGAATAACTTTCTCCATAAATTTGCAAGACCCCATCAACAAAAATTAAAAGATTTTCATCTACTAAAGTAGAAATATTTGTGCCATCAGATTTACGCAGATCAAATGTTGTTGTTGAACCATCAAAAATAATATTTTGTAATTTATATGAATATCTTTCATTATCAGTTCCATTCAAAAATTTAAAGAAAACTGAATAAAAAACGGACCCTTCTTTTGGCGGTTCAAATAATTTAATTGAGGTATTTGCATACTCAAATTCACCCTTAACTAATTTTGCGTTTGTCAAATAAGAATTTGAAATTATTCCAGAAGGTACTGTAAAATTATTAAAAAGTATTTTAAATGTATTTGAATTGTCTACCGAATAAATTTCAAATTTATCATTCAAGTTGATATTATATCCAGAATAAGTTACACCTTCAATATGAACATATTGATCAACAGGATATGTTACTCCAGATTGAGTATATGCATACCCGTGATTACCCGCCGTAGTGATTGTCGCAACATTATTCACATATGAAATTTGAGAAATATTTTTTCGCTCAATTGGTTCCTGAAAAATTTCATTAATGCAAAGAATTATAGATGAATTTTTCGTATCTGTTGGGAAATTGCCGTCAGTAGACGACAAATTAAATTGAGTAGTTGATGAATTAAATGAATTGGAAATATCATCCATTTTTACTGCATCAATTTGATTTTCTAGGAAATTGAGAGCAGCAGCACCTTCTCCGTCAATAGTAGATAGGTTTCTAGTATTGATTGTTTGTATTTCATATTTTTTATAATTAATAGTAGATTCTACATTAATTTCAGGTGCAGCAATTATTACAACGTGATTACTATGATTTCTTGGCAAGAAAACACTAGAATCTGTTACTCCAGAAGTTACGAAATTTCCAGATCCTTCAATTGCAACTTCCCCAAAAAGTTTAAATCCTAATGGATGAACTGTTCTATCAACTTTTGATTTATAATCTTTTAAAGATCTTGTACTTCTAATAACATATGAAAAATCCTGATAATAATAACTATCAGTTATTTTTTGCGATGAAGAACTCAACTTACCCAGATCACTATCAAAAAATCCAAATCGGTTAATATATCCAGAAATATTTCCATATACTTTAGCAGTCTTAACTTCATAAATTATTGAAGTTGTTTGTTTGATTGAACCAGTAATTACATCACCAACAATTATTTTACCATCAATTAATTCAACTTCAAGTAAATAAGAATTAACTCCAATTTGCTGTGATGATACCGTTCTTAAGGTAGCACCACTAGAAGTATAAAGATATTCAAAATTTTTATAAACTTCGTCAGATAAATTTGAAATTATTAATTTATAATTAAACGATAACTCTTTTGATAAAGTTCTATCAGTATTAAATTGACTACCATAATTAGATATACGAATTGATTTTATCTTACCAATAGAATTACTCACTGGAAAAATTTGTGCTGCAGTATCAATAGCAACAATAGTATCAATTGATGTATAATTTCTACCAGCATTAACAACATTTATAGATTCAATATTACCATTTACTATAGTAGGAATTAAAATAGCACCAGTACCAGTAGAACTTACAAATTCAATTATAGTATTATTTGAATATCTATTTCCTCGTGAAACGACTTGAATATTATTTTGAATACCGCCACTACTTAATGAATATTTGAATTTTGCATTATCCAATTCACTATGTACTAAACCCTTCACCAAAGGTAATTTTTTATATCCACCACCGCCATCAATATTTTTAATTTTTACTACATCACCAACAGCAGATTTTGAATAGGTGTAGTATGTTACACCACTATATGTTGTTTTTTCTGGTTGACCAGACAATGAATATTTAAATGTGTTATTATTAACAACTTTAATAATATGAGAATTTTCAATATATGAATCTTTAATAGTAAAGAAAATTTTATTATTTTGAATTAAATTATTTTGTTCAAAATAATAAATTCTAGAAATAAGTTCATCATTAAGAATTTCTTCACTGAATGTTACAGTTGCTCCAGAAAAACCTGCTGTTCCAGATTGAACAACACTTGTTATTTCGTTAATATTTGAAGAATCTTCACTAAAAATTAAATTATATCCAATATTACTGGAATCGCTGATATCAAAAATATAACGAGTATTGCGAATCATTTCAAATGACAGATCTCTCACATAATAATTTCCAGTATTTGTTGGATCAATTTCCCAATAAACTTTCTTTGTAGTTACAGAAGATATGGAGACAGGTCTAGAGATTGTCGTAGAAGAATCGTTAACAACACTACTATTTGTCAAAGTTCCTGAAAGAATTCTAACTTCAATGATAGAATTTTCTTTATCTACATTATAAATTACACCAGAAACGCCACTAGAACTAAGTGCATTGCCAACTTGAATTCTATAATCGGCATCACTATTTGGAATGTATAAAGAAACTTTATTTCCAGTATTATGCAACCTAAGTGGTGTATTAAATTGAGATCTTGTTACGGTTAATTGATTACTACTATAGTTAATTGATGTAATTTTTAAAATTTCATCATTAATTGTAATATAATCATTATTTCTAAATCCAGATGATGATATTACATTTACTGTAGTTTGATTAAATGAAACATTAGAATCAAGAGTAGTATTAAATGATGGTTTATTATATTTGATTGTTTGATATGATGACGTTCTTACTTTAAAAGTTTTAGTTACTTGTAAATTAATTTTATCAATATTTAAATATACAACATCATTGTCTGAAAGTAAATGAGGAGTATTAGTTGTTACATATGCCTCATAAGGAATTGTAGTACTTTGGGAAGTTATTGATGTCGGAAATGCAAATTGAGATAATCCACCACTTACAGTAACTCCAGATGCTGTAAATCCAGAAGCAACAGCATAAGTCACAGAACTTACTGTAACACCACCAATTGCTTCAACATTTGCTAATGCACCAGCTCCTTCTGTATTAGTACTATCAACAAACAAATAATCATTAATTTTAAATATTTTAGCACTATATCCAATTTTATAAGAATCTACAGATCCTCTTTCTACTGAATTTACTAAAAGTCTAGCATCATATCCTTCAGATGGAGTATTGTTTGTTCTAATTCTTTTTGAAGTTTGCGGAAGATTATATTCTTCTTGATTATGTGTTACTAAAGTATTATTTTTGGATGGAACTGAATTATAAGTTTTTCCTAAGATATAAGGGAAAATTCCTGCACCAAAAGAATTAACTGTGATAAAATAACAATATCTTCCTTCTGGAAAATCTGGAGTTTTACAAAAACGTCCATTGCTCGTATCAAGATCTCCTAATCCATTCACAAACTCATAATCTTCTATAAATGCCCCAAGAGGATATAAAGTTGTGCTTGGTCTATTTGATGAACTAGTAACTAATCTATAACTACCAACAATCCTTCTAATAGAACTTGAAGTACTTAAAGGGTTCGAATAACCATAAGGACCATAAATGGGATTTCCATCATATGCCCAACCTATAATTGGAGAATGCACAAATCCAGAAGTAACTTCTGCATAATCAGATCCAGTACCTCCTACATTATCATTTAAATTATTGCGAAGAATTTTGGGGTTGAATGCATATGCATACTCTAATCCATATGCAATATTATTACTTGGATACAAATATCCATTACCAGGATCAGTTTTTTTTAGCGTTGAAATTGACCAGTTTTTTGTTGTAGAATTTTGAGTATAATTTAATTTAAATACTCTATCATAATTCCATTTTCTTGTGACAATATTTGCTACTACACCAGCACCCTTTGATACTAATTTAACTATAACATTTGATTTGTCAGAATAGTCAATTCCTTCACTTAATACATCAATACTTGTTACAATTCCATTATTAATGTTTGCTTTTGCAAATGCCCCTTTACCTTTTCCTGTATTATCAGTGATTACAACATTTGGAGCAACAATATAATTATTACCAGGATTAGTTACAGAAATAGTTTTAATTGAACCCTTTACAATATCTCCAGCATTTAAAATGGAAGCAGTTGCATCAAAACCATAAGCAATTTCTAATTCAGCATCAGAAGTGTAATTACTTCCTCCGTTTAAAACATTTACTGTTGCAATTTTGCCATTTACAATATTTGCAGAAAAAGTGGCACCAGAGGCAGTGACATTATTAATTCTAAAAACTGGTTGAATATTATCTTCAAATCCATATCCATTATTAACTATATTAACAGCTGTTACATCACCAAAAGTTTCATATTCAAGATCTTGGCAACTAAACGCCTCTACACCATTAACAAACAATCCTATTGAACGATTACCAACTGGTTGAACTTGAGTAATTTTTTCAGTTTCTAATGGGATTGTTTTTAGTAAATACTGATTACCAACATTAGATGCGACATCAATAAATGAGCCAATTGGATAATTTGGTAATCCAGTAGAAGCAATATATGCATAACTATCAGTTTTATAAACTGCACTTACTTCTGTACTTAAATTTTTTACTCTATCATCAATTTCTACGTTTGAGCTACTTGATAGATTTCCTACTTCATTAATTCTCCAAGTAGTAAATTGTTTTCTTGAGTCAATTATACCATCAGATGTCAATTGAATTGGATCTATATCATTATAATATGAAGAACCATCAATAATATCATATTCGGAAATAAATCCAACCAATTTCATTTTGATAATATTTTCAGGATTTTCTATCCCGCCCGAATATCCATAAAGATATTCAGTAGTTTTTACTAAAGAAAGATTGATGTGAGTTGTTTTTGTGGTACTATAAGAACCTCTATTACAATCAAAAAATTGATTAAATGATTTGTATCGGTATGTGATAATTTCATCATCAATTTGAATTATTCCATTTCTTTCAGGAAATCCAATAGTACTATCAACTGTAATTACGCTATCAGTACTACTTAAATTTCTTCTTAAAATTGTTTTGGAAGGTACTTTAAAATTACTTCTATTTAAAATATTTAATCTAATTTCGTAAATATTTTTATTTCCAGAAGGATAATTAGTAATATTATTGACAATAATTGTGTCTAAAATTGCACTTGCTGTTGATGAATTAGATACATCAGTTTGTTTAAGTTGATTTCCGACGAGATCATAAGGATCGCCAGTAATTGCTTCTACTTTAATGATATCATCAATTGTCCAATCTGAATAAGAAGCCTTGATTACATAATCTTTTGGATACTTTACTGTAATTTCTTCATCAAAAATACAACGAAATAAAAATTGGATTGATACACTTGTTCCTTTGGATGAATAAAAATCTTTGATATTCTTAATCAAAGTAACTACATCTATATCAGAATCAATTTGTGTATATGGAAAACCTTCTAAATATTGATCTCCATAATTTTTGATAATAGAAAACAGGAATAAATTTGATAAATTCTTTACTACAGATCCTGTTGTGTGTGCTGCTGCTGTAGTAGAAGTTACAGTTGTCCCAATTTCTTTTAATTCAGTAGTAGCTGAATATCCTCTTTTACAGTTTAAAAGAGTATTTGTTAAAGTATCTACGTCCTGATAAAAAATAATTTCATCATCAATACTAACTATTCCATTAGTTTTTTCAAACCCATAAAGCGAATTTAATCTAATACTAGAAGTAGTAGAATTAATATTTTGATAGAGGATAGCTGTCTTAACCAAATTTGATTTGGTAAGATTATCAAGATCAAGATATTCTAAAATATTATTAGAAATATCTAAAGATGCACCTTTAATTTCTAAAGATTTATAATATTCAGTAAAGAAATTTATAAAAACAGAAAAATCTTCAGATATAAAATCTGGAAGTTGCTGTTCAATAAAATCTGAAATATTTAACCTATTAAAACTCATCTTAGTTTACGTCTGTAATTATTTGAAAATTGCTATTCTCTAAAGAGAGATCAAGATATACTTCCCTAACAGCATAGATATCAGAATTTTTTGGCGTAACTCTTATAAAGATTTCATTATTATCATTACTTCCAGCAGTGATTTGAAGTAAATTAATGTTTATTTCACCCTTAGAGAAATTAATCGTTCCGACATTATCTAAAAGAATTACTTTACTCGCTGTTAATGAGTCAATAGTATATATTCTAATAGTTCCATCGCCAGTATTATCAAAATATGCATCAACATTGGGATAATTTGCAATCCTAAAGGAACTTGAAACAATATTAGTTTCATTGTTACATTGTGGATTTAATTCATTTACATAACAAAGAAGATATTGTGCTTTTGTATTCAGCGCAGGAAGAAGTTTTTTTCTTAAAAATAAATCAGTATTATTTGAGGTAATTGAATCTTCTGAAGAATCAATTACTGTGCTTAACTTACTTTTCTTTATTGATCCACCAAATTTATTTAAATTATTTGTATCTTTATATTCAGTTAAATTTTCAATACAAAGATTTTTAACTTGTTCTGAAGTTAAATTTGTTGATGATGGATTATAGTATATTTTAGAATCTAAAAGTACTTCAATAATCGAAGGATCTACAATTACAGGAGTTACTGATGCTACAGTATATTGTTTTAGTTGAGTAATTATAGATTTTTTTGTAGATCCACTTAATTTATCGGAATATTTTGGTTTAATAGCAATTTTTACTCTTCCATATTCGGGAGGAGATTCATTTTCTCCACCATATACAATAATATCAGCAATAGACGAGTATAATTTTTGAGTAATAATTTTATAATCATCTAATGTTACTGCTCTATTTTGAGAAGAATAGAATTTTGGAGCATTATTTTTAACTTCTTGAATAGTTTCAACCTCATTTCCACCTTCACTCTTGGAAACTAAAGTTACAGTAATATTATTTAACTGTCTTTGAAGATTTTCATTATAAATTTCACCTGAAAATATAAAAGATTGTAAATTATTACTATTTTTTCCAGAAGAGACAAGATAACTTACTTCAATAATTTCTCCATTTTGCAACTTTCTTCCAATAACTCCATCACCAAACAACAATTGATAACGTGAATCATCAACTTCTTGCACAAAAAATACTAAATCTGTTGCAGAAACGTTTAAAATGTT